ATATCTGGGCTGTCTGATGCAAAGCAGGTGTATAACAAGGACGAAGGGGTGATTGATGTTTAAACAACTACTGGTTATTGTCTCTCTTAGCTTTCCTTTGATTGCTTCAGGGGAGTTTGTTATTGCAGCTTCTATTGAAGAGGCACAGAAGCAGGCAGAAGTTAAATGTGTAAAAGGCTGCTTGGTCTTGTCCCCTGCTGAGATGGAAGCCCTTAATATCGTCATTAATAAAACCATACAAGATGCTTATCAGTCAGGGCTTCGGGGTTGGAGCAAGGCTGTTAGTAAATGACCCAGCTAAACTTTGAGCTTCTTCGTTGGCAGAAAGAAGTGTTTAATTCTCCTTCACGATTTAAGATTGTAGCCGCTGGACGGCGCTGTGGTAAAAGTAGGCTGTCAGCAATAACCCTACTCATTGAAGGGCTTAATTGCCCTGAAGGCGCGGCGGTCATGTACATTGCTCCCACCTTGGGACAAGCGCGTTCAATTATCTGGGATCTCATTCATGATCTAGGCAGGCAGGTTATTAAGAGCAGCCACATCAACAATCTAGAGATCACCCTCATCAATGGTCGTAAGATTATGATAAGAGGTGCTGACAACCCAGACAGCTTGCGAGGCATGTCTCTCACCTACGTGGTGCTGGACGAGGTTGCGTTTATTAAACAAGACATTTGGGAAAAGGTTATCCGGGCTTCGTTGTCTGACCGCAAGGGACGAGCTCTATTTATTAGTACTCCTTCTGGGCGCAACTGGTTCTATGACATCTACAAGCTTGGGATGGACGAGACGGACGAGGAATGGCGTAGCTGGCACTTCACGACTAAGGACAATGAAACCATTGACCCAAAGGAGATTGAAGCTGCTGAGCGAACCCTTAGCAGTTTTGCCTTTAAGCAGGAATATCTGTCTTCTTTCGATAATGCCGGAAGTGATGTGTTTAAAGAAGCGTGGTTTAAGACAGCGCCAGAGCCTAAGAGTGGTAGTTATGTCGTTGCCATTGACTTGGCAGGTTTTGAAGATGTTGCTAAGAACGCAGGAGCTGCAAAGAAGCGCCTGGACGAAACAGCCATTGCCATTGTAAAGATTGCAGACAACGGCAACTGGTGGGTTAAGCGCATCGACCATGGGCGCTGGGACATCATGAAGACCGCTGTAAGCATCCTGAAGGCCATTAGAGAGGTGCAGCCCATTGCCACAGGCATTGAGCAAGGAGCACTCAGGCTGGCTGTCTTGCCCTATGTCTCTGACCTAATGCGCAAGAACAATGTCTACACCCACATCAGCGAACTAAGTCATGGGAACAAGCGCAAGATTGATCGGGTTGTTTGGAGCCTCCAGGGGCTCTTGGAGCATGGACGGATATCCTTCAACGAGGATGAGGATTGGAAAGAGTTTAAAGACCAGCTAATTATGTTCCCCACAGCAGGGGTGCACGATGACTTGGTGGATGCCTTGTCGTACGTCTCTCAACTAACTACCAGCACTTATCAGCAAGATTATGAGGACGAAGAATACGACGTTCTCGATGTAACCATAGGATTTTAGATGAACAAGCCCGGCCTATACGCAAACATTAACGCCAAGCAGAAACGCATTGCTGACGGCTCTGGTGAAAAGATGAACAAGGTGGGCTCCAAAGCTGCCCCTTCTAAAGCCGACTTCGTTAAGTCTGCAAAAACCGCTAAAAGGAAATAATGGCTAAAGGAAAACCCCACTACCTGCCCAATGGTAAGCTACACACAGGGGCCACCCACAAAGAAGCGGGTGTGCTGATGGCAGGTGAAAAGCACAAAGCGGCTAGTAAAAAATTGTCCCACACACCACCAAAGAAGAAATAACACATGGCTAAAGAAACACGAGAAGACTTTGAAGAATCAACATCAGAAGAGAAGGATTTAGTTTCTTGGGTTGTTGATCACACAGAGCGGTGGCGGGACTATCGGGATAGTAACTTCATGCACCTCTGGGAGGAGTACGAACGCATCTTCCGTGGTCAATGGGCCTCTGAAGACAAAACCCGTGATAGTGAACGAAGCCGCATCATTAGCCCAGCAACGCAGCAGGCTGTGGAAACACGCCACGCTGAAATCATTGAAGCCATCTTTGGTCAAGGCGAGTTCTTTGACATTCAGGATGACATCAAGGACGTAGACGGCAACCCAATGGACGTTGAAGCCATTAAAGCCATGCTGATGGAAGACTTCAAGCGGGACAAGATTAAGAAGAGTATTGACCACATTGAGCTGATGGCTGAAATCTACGGCACCGGCATCGGTGAAGTTATTATTGGCACTAGCACTGAGTACAAACCAGCAACCCAGACAATGCCCGGTTCACAGGGTGTTGCAGCTATTGGTGTGCAAGAAAGCGAACGCTTCTTTGTAAAGATTAAACCAATCAACCCAAAGAACTTCCTTATCGACCCCAACGCTGACAGCATTGAAGAGGCTATGGGCTGCGCTGTAGAGAAGTATGTCTCCATCCACCGTGTTGTGGCTAACATGGAGAAGGGTGTGTACATGAAGCGTAACATCGTCATTTCTCCTACGGACGAGACGCTGGAAGCAACCCAAGAGATTCGTAACTACGACGATGACAAGGTTAAGCTGCTGACATATTACGGCCTTATCCCCCGTGAATACCTCACTGCCATGAACGGAGAAGACTCGGAAAGTGAAGTTGATCTGTTTCCCGAAGACAGCTTGGCAGACGATTATAGCGACATGGTTGAGGCCATCATTGTAATTGCCAATGAGAACATCTTGTTGAAGGCTGAAGAAAGCCCTTACATGATGAAAGACCGTCCTATTGTTGCTTACCAAGACGACACGGTTCCAGGCCGCTTCTATGGCCGTGGGACGGTTGAGAAGGCATACAACATGCAGAAGGCCATTGACGGCCAGCTACGTGCTCATATGGACTCTCTGGCCCTTACAACAGCGCCTATGATTGCTATGGATGCCACCCGCATCCCACGAGGTGGTAAGTTTGAGGTTAAGCCAGGTAAGGCAATCCTGACCAACGGCCCACCTTCAGAAGTTATCTTCCCGTTCCACTTCGGTCAATCCAATGTTGATGCACCAGCAGCGGCTCAAAACTTTGAGCGGATGTTGTTACAAGCAACAGGCACAGTGGATTCGGCAGGGCTTCCTTCGGCTACGCAGCGTGACGCCAGCGGCCAGGGCATGTCTATGGCTATGGCAGGCATTATTAAGAAGTATAAACGCACCCTTGTGAACTTCCAAGAGGATTTCATGATTCCGTTTATTAATAAAGCTGCCTACCGCTACATGCAGTTTGACCCAGAGCGCTATCCATCCGTGGATATGACCTTCTTGCCTACAGCAACCTTGGGAATCTTGGCCCGTGAGTTTGAACAACAGCAAATGATTGGGTTGTTGCAAACCCTTGGCCCTAACACCCCTGTATTGCCTATCATTTTGAAGGGTATTTTGTCTAATAGCAGCTTGAGTAATCGTGCTGAGTTGATGGTTGCTCTTGAGAAGATGAGCCAACCAGACCCAGAAGCAGAACAGCAAAGACAGCAAGCTGAACAAATGGCTCAACAGGCTCAAATGGCTCTTATTCAGGCTCAGGTTCAAGATTTGCAAGCAGCGGCACAGAAGAAAGCAGCCGAGTCACAGCAAATTCAGGTTGAAACTCAATTGGCTCCTCAGTTGGCACAGGCAAAGCTCACAGCGGCGCTTTCAACCAACCTAGATGATGACAACGAGAGCAAAGACTTTGAACGACGCGCCCGGATGACTGAACTTATGCTTAAAGAGCGTGACCTCAACATCAAAGAGGATGACAACATGCGTAATGAGCGTATTACAGCTATGCAAATGCAACAAACTAATTGACAACCTGTTGTAAATATGATACAATAGTGGTGTTAAAACAACAGAAGGATAAAGCCAATGGCTCCTGATTTACAGCACTTTTATGATGAAACATTCTCCATGATGGCAACCAAAGGTTGGGCCATGATGATGGAGGATTTCACAAAGATTAAAATCACGGTTAATGAATTGTCAACAGTCCAAGATGCACACTCCTTATTCCATCGACAAGGACAACTAGACATTCTTAACCTGCTTTTATCCCGCAAAGAAGCTTGCGAAACAGCATATGAGAGCTTACAAGAGGCTTCCGAATGAAGCGCATGTACGAATTCATGTGTGCTGAAGAGCATGTGACAGAGCAATTGATTGATGAGGGCATTAGAACCACCGTTTGTAAAGAATGTGGTGACAGTGCTATCAGAATCTTATCCACCCCGCGTATCAAGCTGGAGGGCATCACTGGTGCTTTCCCTGGAGCCGCAGACAAGTGGGTAAAGAATCGGGCTGAAAAGCTTAAACAAGAACAGAAGAAAGCCTCGTAAGAGTAAAC